AATCATGAGTAACGCAATCGTTAAACACGGATTCAATCAAGAGCAAGTCAAGTTGATTAAATCAACCATCATGGCGGGGAAAGACCCCTCCGACGCTGAGTTGGCGCTGTTTGGCATGGTCTGTCGCAAATCAGGGCTAGACCCCTTTGCCAAGCAGGTGTTCGCCATCCAACGGGGTGGTAAATGGTCGTTTGATATTTCAATCGACGGCTATCGTGCCATCGCTGACCGCACTGGTCAATATGCCGGCAGCGATGAACCGACCTATGACGAAGGGCTAGAGCTTTACGAATTTGAGCAATCAGGCCGGCCATTGCCCACCGTCTGTAAAGTGACAGTCTGGAAAATGGTGCAGGGTAACCGTTGCCCCTTTGTTGGGGTTGCAAAGTACGGGGAGTTTAACTCCAACAGCCCGCTATGGAAAAAGATGCCTTGCCAAATGCTGTCTGTTGCTGCTGAGCGTCAAGCATTGCGAAAAGCGTTTCCCCAATGTGTTGCGGTGGAAAATGCAGTGGGCGATGTCGTTGAAGCGGTGGACGTGGTGCCTGATGAACAGTGGCGCATTGATGGTTACCAATGGGGCATTGGCCAAGGGGTTGACCCCAACGAGGCGCGGGAAATCTGCAACGTCGCCAAAGACAAAGCCGACCTCGCCCAACGTCTTAAGTCTGCTATCCCCGTCGCAGAGGTAGCCAATATTTAAGAACGTCGCTAAACTAGGGCCATAAGTGCCAATCACGTTAGACGAAAGCCACGCAGGTTTCTTCTGAGTTAATGCCTCTCAAGCGGGGGGCATTTTTATTGAGGTGTTAAGCTTTAACGAAATAGTTTGATTGACAGAGATGACCGATCGCCGACCCTATGAACGCTTGCCAGGGGAGACAGCCAAGGCTTTTCAAGCTTTCACTGTCTACCGTGACTTAGGGATTCAGCGGTCTTTTGAGTCTGTTGCGAATCAGTTGTCTAAGAGTGCTACGTTGATTCGGCGGTGGGCCGCCAAGTATAACTGGGGCGAAAGGATAGAATGTTGGGACATTGACCAGGATTATGAGAGGCAAAAAGAAGCAATTGCCGCAAAGCGAAAGGAATATCGGCGTAATTTAGCGGAATTTCAAAAGAATCACTTGGCTGTTGGTAAGGCGGCGTTTAAAGCAACCGCCACCGCCACCAAGCAGATAATGGAATTTGTAGAACGGAACGAGAGTATTGAGAGTTGGGACGATGCCAACCGAGCCGCAAATATTGTCAAAGTGTTGGTGCCGATCGCCGATTTATGGGCGAAGGCGTTAGCGGTGGATAAATTGTTGGAAAGGCTAGAGGGAGATGAGTAGAAGCTATACTGCTGGGCTGTTAGACTTAGCGTTTCAAGACCAATTCACCAACACGGCCAAAGCGAAACGACAAGAGGTGGAAGTCAGTCGCTACCCCAAGGCAGAGGACATCGAAGCCGTTGTCAGAAAAGACCTTCACCTCCCTCACCAAGTCAAGTTTCTCGACGACACAGAACATAAAATTCTGGGGTTGGTGTCTGGGTTCGGTGCTGGTAAAACCCGGTGCCTCGTAGGGAAAGCAGTATTGCTGGCGATCGCCAATCCGGGCTGTTTAGGCATCATCATGGAACCGACTAACACCTTAGTCAGGACGCTGATTATCCCGGAACTGACCAATCGCTTTGAGGAATGGGGCGTGGAGTACGACATGAAGCTTTCCCCGTTGCCAGAAATTAAGCTTTACTTCGACGGGTTCACATCCATGCTGTACCTCCGTTCCTTTGAGAACTGGAACCGCATCCGGGGGGACAACGCCGCCTTCGCCTTAATCGATGAGTTTGACACCGTGGACAAGGCGATCGGGTTGAAGGGGTGGAACATGGTGCAGGGTCGTATTAGGACAGGCAACGTACGCCAAATTGGCATCGTTTCTACGCCGGAGGGCTTCGGGCTGATGTACACCCTGATGGTTGAACAGGCATCGGACGAAAAATATTTAATCCGTGCCAAGACCACCGATAACCCTTACCTACCACCGGACTACATCGACAGTCTCCGGGCTAACTATCCACCTGAGTTAATCCAGAGTTACCTTGACGGGGAGTTTGTTAACCTCAACACCTCCAGTGTTTACCCAGACTTTAGCCGCACTGAGAACGCCACCGATCGCCAGGTGGAGGCTGAGGATTATTTGTACATTGGCTTGGACTTCAACGTCGGCAAAATGGCAGCGGTGGTGTTTGTCAAAGACGGGCAGTGGCCCATGGCGGTGGATGAGTTTTTCAAATTGCGAGATACCAGTGCCATGATTGCGGCGATCAAGCAACGTTACCCAGAACATTGCCGCAAGGGACAGGTGTGTCTCTACCCCGACGCCAGTGGGTCGGCATCCCACACCAATGCCAGCAAGTCCGACATCGAACTTATCCGAGAGGCGGGGCTGAAGGTCAATGCACCACGGGCTAACCCCCCTATCCGCGACCGAGTCCTTACCGTCAACGTTCTAATTTTGAATTCCCTCGGCGATCGGCGGTTTAAGGTGAATCTCAAAAAATGCCCAGAGTTACTACGGACATTAGAACAGCAAAGTTATGATGACAAAGAGATGCCCGACAAGTCCAATGGCTTAGATCATATCGGGGACGCCATGGGCTACTACCTGCACAAAGACTATTCATTCATCCATCAGCGAGCCGGAAGTGGAACGGGGATCAGGGTGTATTGATGTAAAATAGTGAAGCCCCTGCGGTGGTGGAACACCCAGAGGCATGGTCAACCTAGTATCAATAGGTCAACATAATGAAGCGTATCACGACAGAAGATTTTGTCGCTAAGGCGATCGCCGATTCCTGAATTAAACTGGAATTGCCATTTCCAACCTCGCCGCCATGTCCTTTGACCTTTACTACAATCAGAACGATCGTCTCCCGTATCTCAATAAAGCAGTGGCCGTTACTCGCCCTGAAGATGCCAGTTGGGCGTACCTCCATCAATCCAGACATTGGCGGCTGATAGATGCCTTGCGGGGAGGCACCTTCACCATTAGACAACGACGGCAAGAATATCTTCCTCAAGAGCCGAGGGAAACTGACGTCGCCTACGATAATCGGCTAAACCGTTCCGTGTTGTCCCCCTACCTAGTGCGTCTGGTGCAGCTAATCATTGGGCTGGTGCTACGCAAGGAAGTGGCCCTTGACGAAGTGAGCGACCAATTCCTTGAACAGGCATATAACATAAATTTGCTGGGCGATAACCTTCAGGTCTTTACCCGTAAGTTATTGGAAATTGCGGTGTTTTACGGTCATGCCGGGGTGTTGGTGGATATGCCCACGGAAGACCAACCCGTATTGACCCTTGCCGAGGAGCAGAATGCTAACCGCCGTCCTTACTGGGTGTTGTATGAACCCAAGGATATTCTGGGCTGGCGCACTGAAATCAAAGGGGGTGTGGAGCAATTGACCCAAGTCCGACTGCGGGAATTAATCATGGAACCTGACGGAGAATTTGGGGAAAAGATGTTATACCGCATCCGGGTGCTAGAACCAGGACGCTGGCGGCTGTACACACAAGTGGAGGAAGGGGGACGCTACGACCTCAGCGGGGAAGGGACAACGAGCTTGGACTATATCCCGTTCTCCGTGTGCTACACCGACAAAATCCGTGCCTTGGAGTCCCGTCCCCCCTTACTAGATGTCGCTTACCTCAACCTCAAGCATTACCAGGTACAGAGTGACCTAGACTGGATGCTACACATTTCCGCCGTGCCCATGCTGGCATTCTTTGGTTTTCCCAATATCGTTGACGAGGTTTCCGTTGGCCCCAACGAAGCCATCAACTTCCCCAGTGATGGCAAGGCACAGTACATCGAACCCGGTGGGGCTTCCTTCTCTGCCCAGGAATCCCGACTCGCCAAAATTGAGCATGAAATTAATACCCTTTCCCTAGCGGCGATCGCCGGTCAGAAGATGGCAGCGGAGACGGCCCAGGCGAAGCGCATTGATAGGAGTCAAGGGGATGCGGGGCTGAACGTGTTGGCGCAAGGTTTGGAAGACTGCTTGGATAATTGCTTGATGTTCCACAGTGCCTACCTTGGGGAGAAATCCGGCACCGTCAAGGTGAATCGGGACTTCATCGACGTGGGACTCGACCCCGCTGAAATCAACGCCTATATGCAACTCTGGGTATCCCAGGCGATCACCCACAAAACCCTGTTGGAAATCCTGCAAGATGGCGACGTGTTTGCCGGGGTAACCGAGTTTGACGTGGAGAAGGAAATCGAAATGACCCAACAGCAATTGGTGGAAAAACAAGACCAAGACCTGGAACAACAAGCCAAACAACAAGAACAGCAAGCGGCGATCGCCGCAGAGTACCAACCGGAGCAACCAACCCAAACGGCAGCGGTAGAATAAAGGCAAGGCTGTGCCTGACAAACAAAAAAGCGAGGTGCGTTATGGCAGGGCCAAGTATCGGAACGTGGGTCAAGGTAAAGAACAAGTCGGGACGGACAACGGCACGGGTGCTCGCCAAGAAATATGGCGGTGGCAGCTACCAACAGGGGGAAGTCATCACCCAATCCGAGTACAACGCCTTCAAAGAAAAGCGGGCTGAGGCTAAGAGTCAAGAAACCGCCCGGTCAGTGGCAGCAGAAGTGGTGACCGACCCACCCCGTCGCAAGTCGCGCTTTAAGCAATTGATGGACGATGTCGATAACCTCTACAAAGGTGAGCAAGACTTAGATAACCGCATCATGGACACTGTTGTGAGTGCGGGCAGAGTCTATGCCCAAACCCTTGCCGACGCAGGGGTCAAACCCGGTGGTCGTAGCACCCCCCAACGGCAGGAAACCCCGGCGTTACCAGGGGGCACGTCGCGAAGAGGACGGGGGTTAGGACGCATTGCCGATGACATGGAGGCAGTGGGCAAGGCAACGGACAAAAACCAAGCACGGGGGCTGGGGATAGCCGCCGATATGGTGAACACCACTCGCAAACTCGAAGAACGCCGCCAAGGACGCAAAAAGTTAGCCGGGAAACGGAAGCAGAGAAAGTTAAATGGCAACTAATCCCAATGACCCTGTTCGCAATATCGTCACCCGTCAAATTTACCTAAATCGCTACAGCAATAACGTCAGCAACCGCATCCTGGCGATCCTCAATAACGCCTATCTGGATGCGGTCAACCAACTGCGGGCCATTGACCTGGGGCAGTCTGGCACCTCCGCCAATAGTTACCATGCCCAACGACTACGGGCGTTCATGTTACAAACCCGTCAGACCATCGCCACCGCCACCATTCAGGCTGAAGGCATCCTTATCCCTGCCCTCCAAGGAGTCACCGA